ATAATTTTTATCTTGTTTTATTAAATACTCATAATAGTGTGCTAGTCCACAACCAAAGTCTAATATAGAGTCTCCACCACAATATTCTACACCTTCAGTCATAATTCTATACCTAGTATTGGCATCTGCCTTATCTGGCCAGTCAACACCTAGATGAGAGTCTCCGTGTTGTATATAACAATTCTCATAGTGATCAACTATAGCTTTATAGCTCATTATCATATCTCTTAAAATTAAAATGTTGTATTATAGAGTCTACTATAGGCTCTGCAGTTAAGTAATCAAAATGATGACCATCTCTTCCAAAATCTAATAACTCATACTCATGTAGTATATTATTTAATTGTGTTAAATCAGATACATCTACAGGCACAGTAGTATTATATATATTAGGTAGTAAACCATTCACAGTATTAAAACAATACCTAAACTCCTCTATACTTTTAGAACTATGTTCATCTCCCTCATAATGTATAAATTTCCAAGTATCTTTATAACGTCTATGTTTATAAGACCACATAATAACCATATATTTAGGATTATGTTCGTAAACAATTTGTTTAGCTATATGTAAAATTAAACGATTAGCAGCACCGTCTATACCTAAATTTATACAACGTTTTTTAGTTTGGCTTTGAAGTATAGAAGGCCATGTATGTTCGAAAGGAACTCCCACTCCTTTTGTAAAACTATCTCCTAAACACCATACTACTTCATCTAAATTATTAGGCCATTCACTGTCTCTAAAACCTCTAGAATTTATACTATAAGAAATTGGATAAGGATAATTAAACCAATCTTTAGCAGAAGATAAAGGTTTTTTAGTAGGATCATCTATATTATCCATACCTGTAGTACTAGATACGGTATTTCTTTTAAAAGGATATGTTAAATAGTCCATAAACTATCCTCTAACATAGCTCTATCTTTTATTTGTTGAAAAGAAATTTTTTCAAAGTGATTTGAAGGATAATTATTGTATACATCTAATAACTCTGTAAAATTACTTATATCTTTTATTTTTTCACTTAAAGTAATTTTTTTAAACGGAAATTTTCTTTCATAAGTAGTAATAAAGTTATAACGAATTAAATAATCTAAATAATCACTAATATCTATAAAATGTAGTAATTGATTATACGTAAAGTTACTTGTATCTAAGTTTCTTATTCTTTTCATATTAAATATATTATAATCTTTTAAAGATAATATATTGTCTGATATATCAAATAATTTATTATATAAGTTTTCTGTATTATAAATTAAATCTGAGTGATTAATTTTTTTAGCATTAGGAAAGTATTTATCTACCCATACATAAAAATCTTCAAAATGCTTTAAAGACTGTATAAAAGTATCAGTAGGTATATCGTAAGAATTATTATATTTTTTTTCTAAGTAGTCTTTTTTACTATATATATTTGATCCTTGTTTTTTAGCAATAGAATAGCTAATAGTAGACTCAAAAGAACATCTATCAATTACAAATATATCTTTAAAAAAGTAATTACAAAAAGCTAAGTGGTCATCTTTTATATTATTTTTATGAGTAGTTGCAGGAGAAACTCTTCCTATAATAGAAAGTTCAGAGTTAGATAAGGTATTAACTATATTAGATAAAGATTTTAATTTTGAAATATCTGTATAATTTTTACAAGGTATATTGTTATAATTTAAATATAAAGTTAAAGATCTTTGAAAGTAAGTACTACCTGTAGAATCAGGAGTTAATATTAATATTTTATAAATCATATACTATATATTCCATAATTCATATTCTTTTTTCTTACGATGTATAAGATCTTTTTTAGTAACTTTTTCAAAGTGATTTGAAGGATAATTATTGTATACATCTAATAACTCTGTAAAATTACTTATATCTTTTATTTTCTCACTTAAAGTAATTTTCTTTAAAGGAAACTTATGTCTATGTACCAATAAATTTTGTTGACTTAAAAAATCTATATAATCAGTAATATCTATAAAGTGTAGTAGTTCATCAGTAGAGTAGTTACTTAAATCACCGTTACGTATACGTAAAGTGTTAAATATATTATAATCTTTTAAAGATAATTTTTTGTCAGATGATATATTAAATTCATTTTTAAAAAAAGTATCACAATCATTTATTAAATCTGAGTGTTTTATTTTTTTAGAAGTAGGAAAGTATTTATCTGCCCATATATAAAAATCTTCAAAATATTTTAAAGACTGTATAAAATCCTTTTTATCTATAGAGTAACATTCTTTATTTTTATTTTGATGATATTGTTCCTTACTATAAATATTTAATACACCTGTTCTTTGATGAGTATTACAGTAACTTAATGCAGACTCAAATGAGCAACGAGAAATTAAATATATATCTGTAAAGAAATAACTACAAAACTTTAGATATTTTTCAGTATCTTTGCCAAACTCAAGAGATCTATAAGGTGAGCAACGAGCTACTATATTTGTCTTATCAGTTGAAAGAGTTTGTACTAAATCACGTAAATCTGTAGTAAGATTACATAAATCATGATAGTTTATAGTAGTATGCCCATGATAATTTAAATATACAGTTAAAGATCTTTGAAAATAAGTACTACCTATTGCATCAGGAGTTATTACTAAAATTCTTTTTAGTTTATTAAGATATTTAGACATTTTTATACCTTTGTTCTATTTCGCATACAATTTGCCACTGTCTAGAAGTTAGTTGAGGAAATTTTTGTTGTGCTTTTAAACACCCAAGTATGAAATGTGTCTCTTTATCCGTAAGTTCTTTTTCATTAAAAAATGTTTTTAATTCTTTTCTAATCCTTCTGGTCGCCATATTTTTTTCCGGTATCTATGTTAATATGATGCTCTTGATCAGGTAGATCATAAATAAAAGGATCAATTTTCATTATTTCTTTTTTTCTTGCTTGAAACTCTTTTTCAAATTTCCAGTCGTCGTATTTATCTTTAATCCACTTCAGCATACGGATTCTCCTTAGGTGTTAAGCATAGTGTAACTCGATACTCATCGCTTAAATTCATTATACGATGTTTTACACCGCTTTTAATTAGATAGCTATATCCTTCTCTATAACGATATTGTCTATCATTTTCAAACTCTATAAAACTATTAGCAGTAGCTATAGATGTTATAATACTATTAGCATAAATATCTGTTTGAGTTTGGTCTACATGCCAAGGTATTTGATTTCTAGGCATAAGAATAGACAAATATAAATGTTCTACATTTCTTATAGCCGTGTGTTTAGTACAGGTAGTTAACCATTTTATTATATTTGGAAAATGACGTATCATAGGAGAAGGAGTACCATCTACTATAATATCAAAAGATTTCCAAGCATGATGACCATATCTTTCATTAAATAAATGATTGCCCATACTAAAAAATGATATAATCTTTTGTAGATCCTGTTTACCTATTTTAGGTAAAGGAATCTGCTTGCAGTTTGTCAAAAGACATTCTCCTATTTTTTAATAGAGGTAAAAAAGGAACAGCACTTTGTTCAAAGATAATAGGATCAGCATTATCTATAGTCATGACAATGGCTATATCTTTTATACCAGTACCATACATTTCATTGTGTGCTATAGCATAAGCACAACCTTGAATATAGTAATCAGTAATTTGTTTAGTACTTTTCTTTTTCTTTGAAGTTTTAAAGTCAATAATAGTAGGTTTTCCTCGCCATATACCTACCATATCAGTTCTACCAGCATATTTATATTTATTAGACCATAAAACTTGTTCTTGTCCCCAGATTTCTTCTACACCTTTTTCTGTAGCCCTGATCAAATCACGACTCATTTGTATAACATCTACACGTTCTTTGTATAGGTTATCCCATACATCTTCACCATTAAAATGTCGTTCAGCATATTCATGTACTAAAGTACCTCTATCAGTAGCTTCTTTAGATATACGAGCAGCTTCCTCTTCTCCTACACGTTCTTTCCATTTTAATAACCATGTTTGATCAGAAGTTTTTCCTAGTATAGTAGTAATACTAGGAAAAGAGCCGTCAGGTGTATGGTAAGTTCTTCCAGTAGGCAAGGTATCAGTATTACAGTCTGTAGTGTATGTAAACTTTTTTACTGTTTTCCATTTAGTCATAGTTAATCCAATTAGTTGCAGTAGACTGGGTGTTACAATGTGCTATTAACACATCTTTATTTACATAACTTAATTTATAAAGAATATCAATAGCTTTAGATATGTCAGACATATAAGCACAATCTAAATGCCGGGGTCTAGTTAGTGGGGTAATATTCCAGTTTAAATTATATTTTTTTATCCATTTTTCAAGATTAATAATATCTAGTATATTATTTTTATGTAAAGTAGTCTCTACCGTACATGAATACTTACTAGCTATATCAATAGCATTTTTTTCTACTATCTCCCATATAGAGCCTGATCTAACTTTATTATTAGTATCTCCGTAACCATCAATAGATAACCAAAATTTTATCTGTTTAAACTTATTAAAAATATAATAGTCTTTATCAGTAAAAGAATGCATACAATTAGTTACATATTGTACTGTGCATATAGAGGGATTAGGATGAAGTTCTAGTACTTTTCTATGAGTAGAAGTTTCAAAAGGTTCTCCACCTTGAAATTCAATAAACTCTACGGTATCCGGAATACTAGATATATTAGTATGTTTATATCCTTTTTTTATAGAAATATTAGGATTTAATTTTTTAAACCAAGAACTTGACCATTCAGGACCGCACCCATCACATGTTAAACTACAGATATTATTCAACCCTATTAATAAATATTTTAAATCTATAGTATCTGTAGTATAATTTTTATTCCATTGATTTCTAAAAGATTCTTTACCTAATGACTCTTCATGAAAACACTTAGAACATTCAGGAAGTTGTTTAATATTAGCTTTATCTCTTAATTCATTATATACCTCACTATTTAAAATATTAGAAGTATAAGAACCAACAGGTCTTTTAAACCTACAACAAGGGTAAACGATATTTCCAGGTCTTACATTTATATGATTAAATAATGCCGCACAATTCGTATTGAGATTGAAGTTCTTTAAGATCTTCGATTGTGTTGACAATAGGTTTTCCTTTAGCATTTAAACTAGTATTTATTAGAATAGAATGACCATGATTTTTACATTGATCTAAAATACGCCATAAAAAGATATTAGATAGTTGATCAACTATCTGTAGCCTAGCAGAATTATCATAAGTATTAAATTCACCTTTTTTAATTTTTGCTATATTTAACATATAAGGACAAGCCTTAGTTATATGAAACCAATTAGGTGCTTCTTCTCTTTGACATATAGGAGCATATGGTCTCCATGAATCTTCATCTCTATTTTTAATTTTATTTAACTTTTTGATATTATCATCAGTTGGCAAACATAGCAAACTACGATTTCCTAATGCTCTAGGTCCAAATTCAGCTTGCCCCTCAATAACTGCAACTATTTCTCCTTTTAAAATTCTACTAGCATAATCATTAGCATGTAATCCTCTACTAGCATTTATTCCTAAATAAGGAGTAAAGTGTTTAGGTCGTTCAAGTAATGCAGCTGCTCCTAGTGCACAGCCTGCATCACCTGCTGCAGGTTGAATAGCAACATCATCAAATTCAGTCCATTTTAATATTTCAGTATTAGCTACACAGTTTAAAGCAACACCACCAGCATAAGCAAGTTTAGTCATACCTGTTTCTTGCTGTAACCAACTAGCCATATTAGCAATAATTGTTTGAGTAACATTTTGAACAGAGGCAGCTATATCCCAGTCTAAAGCTCCATACCCTACTCCGCGTTCTAAATCTTGTAAAACTGTATAACTACCTTTATAATCATAGTGTAAAATATTATCCCTGATATATTTAGACCATTTAGGAGTACCATATGCTGCAGCTGCCATTACTTGAGACTCGTCAGATAATGGTTGTAATCCTAAAAGTCTAGTAGCAGTACTATAAAATAATCCTAGTGAATTAGGATATCGCATACGTTTTAACCAAGTAAACTTACCATTAGAATATATACCTAAAGATGTAGAAAATTTGTTACCTACAGTATCTATTACCATAACTGCGCACTCTTCCCAGTCAGTAGTTAGTATAGAACTCATAGCATGAGACTCATGGTGATCTACTAACACAGGTTTAGCTTTAGTTATTTTTTTAATGTCTCTTTTAAATCTTTTATAGCTAGTCTCTTCATAAAATACAGCGTAATCAAAATCTTCGTAAGCATTTTTTAACCAATTAATAGTATGAATTGGAAAATTATTATCATATTTATTACGAGAAAAACGTTCTTCATGGGATGCTCCCAATATCTTATTGTCTTTTATATTTGCAGCTGCACTATCGTGATGATAACAGCTTACTCCTAGTATGTTCATCAAAATACCTTTTGAATATATCAGTTAAATCTGCTTTAGTTTTATTTGAGTAGTTAGGTGTGTCTACAAAATCTACAAACGCCCATCTAAAGTTATCTACTACGGGTTGTATTCTATGTACCATAAAGCACGGAAATAATACAGTCTTTCCTGGCCTAGGGTATATTCTAGCTATAATATTATCAGGTTCAGGGGCAGAAAAATCTGTTTCTAATACTCTATCACCTTTAGGATTCCAACTACCTAATTCAAAAGGTTTTCCTTCTGTTAAGTATATCATGTGCGTCCAAAAACGTCCAGGTCTAGAAGTAGTAAGTCTTTTTTCTGCAAAATCTAAATTATCAAAATGCCACTCGTAACCCTCTCCAGGTTTTAAAAGTATAGCTGATTTACCTGCAAAATCACATTTCCATTGATGTGCATGCTTTATATAATTAGACATGCAATATTTTACAATTTTATCTGCTTTTTTTGCTATCTCATCCGAAAATCCGATTTCAACTGCTCTTGTCCACTCATCTGCAATGTAATCTTCCATCTTTCAAATACCTCCGAAGCTAGTCTTAATGTAAAATGATTATGACCATATTGATTTATATGTCCTGCCCCATCTGCATAATCTTTAGCTAAATCTCTTAAATAATAATACCATATACAAGGATTATCTTTTAACATGGGTTGTTCTAAAATATTGGGACGATATATAGGAATTAACATTAAATTTTCTGCAGTAGCTTCCCCTAAAACTGCTTTTACAAATAAAGCATTAGTTCTTTCATACCAAGCCATACGTGTAATTTTTTTAAACCAAATATCTTGTGTTAGTTTACCCCATATATCTTTTTCATTAGCCCAGCCATAAGGAAGTAAATATTCTCCATTACCTCTAGGATCTGCCCTGTGATGATGACCTACTAACCAGATAACTTTAAAACGGTTGACAAGATCATTCTCTATGATATAATTAGCTTGAGCATCTAAAGTTATACCTGGCTCTTCATATCTATTTTTTAAGCCTAACTGATCAAAAGCAGGCACAGGTGCTTTATCGCTTGGTATTGACCAAGAATTTCCTACTACAAAGATTTCTTTATTTATGTTCATTATTACCTGTGGAGATAGTTATACGCAAGGAGAAGGTCTTGAGAAACAAACTCAAGCCTATCCATATTTACTAAATGCAGATATTAAGAATCTAGCACAAAGTGGAGCATCTGAATACCTTATTACAACACAAATTGAACAAGCTGTCAAGTTAAAACCTAATTTGATTATAGTCGGGCATACCAGTGAATATAGATGGGAAGTATGGGATCCTAGAAATAAATGTCAACAAGGGTTTATAGTAGCTAATCATATAATGAGAAATGAAAAATACTATAGAAACTGGATACTATCAGAACAAATACTAGGTAATACCAGAAATATTAAAGAACACAAAGCTGCTTGGCATGCAGCAGGTATGTTATATTTTTCTGAACAACAGTTAGTACAACGTCTCTGGAGCGGTGCAGTAGCTAAACAAATACTATTAGCACAAAGAGCTAATATACCTATGATTCATCATTGTTGTTTTCCGCATTTACAACCATTGTTAGAAGAATTAACAGATGATTATATAGATTTCCATTTAGATTTAGAAAAACATAAAGATATGGCCCCTGACAATTCTCATGCAGGAGCCTCTAGTCATAGAAAACTAGCTAATATGATTATGAATAAACTCAGCTAGAGCTTTAGTTGCTTTTCTATTAGGGTGAACTTGGTCGGTAGCAGAAGCAAAATGTTCTGGATGTTCTTTCCAAAAGTTGTGTTTACGCTCCCAAAGTTCCCAAAGTTTCATTGCACCTCTTTTATCATTGTCTGAATATTTTTCAAAGTGGGTATAGTCTCCAAAAATAGTGGTATCTACAAAATCAGGATAGAAAAATTCAGTGATACTAGGAATCTTGAAATAACAATTAAAGTCAGGTTCAATTTTTTCTATACCGCCTAGTAGAATTAACTTATGTTTATATCTATCTAGTACGTTATATTCTAATTCTTTTACTAAGTTAATTTTTTCAAATAAATCAGTAGTAGTGTATGCTCTATGATGTTCTGGAGTTAAATGTTTAAAGTCTCGCGTAGCACAAGTTTTAACATATACAACAAAATCAAATCCTACTTCATGACTCATTAAACAACTTAAAGACACAAAATCACCCCAACCAGGATTAGCAGCATGCGCTACTTCATGTCCTAAATCTCGTAAATATCTGGACATAGAATATTTTTCAGCAAAAGCTCTGGTTTCTTCGGGAGTGAGAGTCGGATCCCACTCCCCTGCTGACCACGAGTCGCCTGTCACCATTATTCTAGACATTTACATGCACGCTTCTACATACTCTTTAATTTCTTCCCATTTTTCTTGTTCTTCATCCATATTTTCTTTACGAACAATGGTAGCAATTTTAGTAATAGTTGCTACAGGAATATCATATTCTGATTTAATATCTTTTTTAAGTTCATTAATAGACTCTCTAATTGCTTCACCTTGAATCATTAGATCTACAATGCGTGAAATTTCTTTGCGTAATTCTGCTTTTAGTGCTACTTCCATTTGTTTTCCTTATACTAATTGAAAGGTTTTTCTTATATTCTCAGGTCTTTTTCTGATAAGTTTATCTTCGGTAAATTTCTCTAATATATTATTAAATATATCATGACTTAGTTGTGTAATATCTTCAGATTTAGTACCATCTACAAGCAATCTCTGATGAACCATGTTCAAAGCAGTTATTAGATTTGCAGAACCAATAGCTCTTGAATCTTTGTAGTCTCCTTCAGTTCTTGTTTTTACTAACTCCCATGTTTC